GGATGAGGACCTGGATGAGGACCTGGATGAGGACCTGGATGAGGACCTGGATGAGGACCTGGATGAGGACCTGGATGAGGACCTGGTTTAGGACCTGGATGAGGACCTGGATGAGGACCTGGTTTAGGACCTGGATGAGGACCTGGATGAGGACCTGGTTTAGGACCTGGTTTAGGACCTGGTTTAGGACCTGGTTTAGGACCTGGTTTAGGACCTGGTGTAAATGCCTCTTCTAATGAAGTTCCAAATGATGATGAATTAAAACCTGTATACATATAATATATAATCAGATAAGTTATTTGTAAAATAATTGCAATTTACAATGAGACGACAATATTATAATATTTGCGTAGTTGCCAAGGCTATTGTAGTTGATGACGAATTGCACATGTTAGACGGTGTATGCGGTGCATCATAAACAAAATCCACACAATAATGTAAACCCCTTTTTTCATACATTTTCTTTTTTACTAACCACTTATTATATTCAATCGCAGCATTTACGGTTGTATAAAAAGCCCCTCTATCTTTTAATGCTTCTTTAAAACAACACATGTCACCACATATTACTTTGCCTTTATTAATTGATGTCCATCCAACTATTGCTTGTACAGTTCCATATTTTTCTGCTTTTAATATTTTATTATAAAAAACTAATAAATTAAATAAATCAAAAGGATTTTGTGTAAAATATATTAATATTGAAACAGATAGAGATGGTGCAGGTATTAATGTGAAATCAATTGAATAATCGTTATTAATATTTATAATATCTTCAACTGAACATACCTTACAACAATAGTCACAATTACAACTATTATTAGTAAATTTTCCACAACAACTCATATTATAATATATTACTTATATTATAATATTATATTGATAAATTATCTTTTGCCACAACTTTTAAGATAATCACTATTTCTAACAATGGTTCTTGTATCCATTCCTCCTCTAACCCATGTTGTTGGGGTTATATGTTTTTCATGATATACAATGCTTTTTTTAACCTCTGGTACTAATGGAATAAATCTATTAATACTTATTCCCGCTAAATCCATATTTTTTTTAAATTCTCTCGTCATTTGACCATATCGGTTTGCTGGTGGGTGTTCTGCTTCAGGAACAGAACCAATTGCTAAATTTGGTGTTGTTGCAAAAGGCCTTGATATTAATAATTTGCTTACCTTGTCTTTATCAGAAGTTATAGTATTTCCAAATTTCCCATTTAATAATTCAGATTCCTTATCAATATTGATATTTTTTCCACCATTATTTGTTTGTTGATATAATCCAACTTCCTGTACAGCATCTATATAATTTTTTCTTGTCCTATTCATTAAACCCGTCATATTATAATCCATAATACCACGATTCATTTTAGCTATTTCATTCACACGATGTAAATCTGTTTGCTCCGACATACTATATATAATTATAAATATTATATTTTGCAATGTAATATTTTAATTAGCACTATATGGTGTTGCACAAAACATTGTTTTTTCTTTACACGTTGGACCTGTTCCATATAACCATTTAGCAAATTTAGTTTGTTCATTCGGTATAGTTGTTGATGGCATTGTATAAAATGTTCTCTGTCCATTCTGATTTTCAAAAACATCAGAGACATTTTTATATAAATTTATATCAAAATTATTTGTTATCTCACTTTTGACCTTGTCTGATGAACTGCATGCTTTTTTTTTATCTTTTGGGTCGGAAATTAAATTAATATTCATGAATGGATTATTTGCAGTCGGGACAGTGCAATTTACAGAATCTAACTTTTTTTCTTGATTATCTTGTTCATACATATTAAAAAAAGTTTCGACTGTATCTAACTTATATTTATAAACTCCAAATGTAAATACACCCGTCATAATGGGTAAATAAAAATATTTATAATTATTTGTTGTCAATATTAATGCCAATCCAAGATATATTGATAATCTCATTATCGCATTTAACTTCTCTATTGTATCCATTGATGAATTTGGAAAAAATTTAAGATAATTCATTTTATCAAATAATATTTTCGGATTTTCTGACCAAAACATATATTAATTATAAATATTTAATTTTTATGTTTTTTACTCTTCTTTCCTTTCCTTTTCTTTTTTTTCTTTGATTTATTACTGTGTTTATTAGTCGGTTCAGATGGAGACATTGGTACTGATTGTTGTGTATCCTGGGCAGTATGTTTTGGAATACCATTCATTCCTGCCATCATACTCATTAATCCTCCCATATCTGGACCGCCAGAGCTACTATTTCCTCCGCCAAAAAGATTTAAATTTTGCATCATAGATGTTGCTTCATTCATTAATGCATTCTGATCAACGTCGCCCGATTTCATTTTTTCATCTAATTTACCAACAACTTTTCCAATTAATGCTCCAAGCCCCGGGTTATCTCCACTACCGCCTCCAAATAAACTGCCCATTAAATCTGATGGATCGCCAATTTCACCCAACTCTTCTGGGTTAATTTCGCCACTTAGCTCTTTGGCCAACGAACCAATTAATGAATTTTCTAAAAAATCTGGTAACTGTTCATTTGAACCTTCATCATCACTAATTGATTCAACCTTTTTTGATTTTTTTGATTCGTCAACATGTTTTTCCGCCATAATATTAATGCAATCATGATTAATAAAATTTTCTAAATAAATTGTATAATTAGATTTTTCCATATTACTTAAAATAACTGTACTATTACATGTATCATTGCATGTATCATTGCATGTATCATTGCATGTATCATTTAATTTATCTAAAATTGTTTTTGTTTCCTGCGAATTATATGCTAATACATATAAGGTTTGTAAATATTTCCAAATAACATTAAGATTTTTATTATTGGTTTTTTTGTGTTTTAATAATTTATAAAATTTAACACCATCAACTAAATACATTCCTTTATGTTTGTACATAAATGCATCGATATTTTTACACGATATATCATCCAAATATGGAATTACATTTATAATAAAATGTTTTAATGAATTATCATCCGATTTAATATTAAAATCTTTATATATATTTTTTATATCTTTTACTAAATCTTCGTACACATTGTTGAATTTTTTTAATTGTTCTGACATTATAATATAATTATAATAATATCTTTTTATATATTTAACTTATGCAGATTTATCATCGTCGCCGTCATCTTCTGACGCTTTTTCTTCTTTTGTAACAATTTCAGATGAAATCATCTTAATTCTTTTCAAACACCTATCCGAAAAATTTTTATTTTGATCTAAAAATTTTGATAATCTTTCAATATATGAATTAAATTCTAACTCCAATTTTTGCTTTTGTGATTCAAGATTCATTATTAAATTTCCGACATTAAATCCTCTGTTTTGTCTTTCTGTTGCTGTTGAAATTTTCAAACTAAACGAATTTATATCATCTGCGAGTTCTCTCAAATTACTTGTCGTGCAATTTATCAAAGCAAATATTTCATTCATATCATATTTCGATGCTGGATCGACAATTTTCAATGGTTCGCCTTCAATTGCAACACCATTTGTATCAAGTGCCTTTGGATTAGCAATCATCAATGGCGGATATGGCGTCATATTTCTAAATTTACGTAGTTTAACATCATCTCTTGTTGAATTTACCGGTACTTTTTCAATTGCCAATGCGCTTTCTATAATGTTATCACAATATTTATATAAATCACCATATAATTTCTTAATATACACATCTTTCATATGAACAAAAAAATTTAAATCTATTTGTAAAGAATCTTCTTGGAATCCAAGTGTATCTAATGATGAACCGACGTCATAACCACTCTCACTATCCGAAATAACATCTTTTACAAAATCTTTAATAGACATTATATCACTTTCCAAATTTCCAATAAATGTATCCATTTCTGCGTATTTTGAACTAATTATATTTAATGTATCATTATATGAATCCGATTTTATCTTGTCTCTTAATGCACTATTCGTTGGTTTAATCGCTGTCATATAATAATACTAATATATTATTGTATAATTTCTTTATTTTTTAACTACAACAAATCCATTTTTTTGATTTTTTAATTTTTTTATGTGATATTACATATAATAAAATAAAACAATTACAAATTTTTATATATTCTCGGAATTCTAATGTAATTTCCAAATTCCCGCAGTATCTAAAAAATATATTAAATCATCCTTTATTTTTTTAATTTCTCTTAGTTTTGTCGCGGTATTTATACACTCCTCAGAATTTAAAATTTCATCATACTTTTTTTTACAATCATTCTCTTCTTTATTTTGTCCTACCACGTCTTTAATTTTTGATGATAAATCTTGCAATGTTTTTAATTGCTCATCTATATTTGATAAATTTCTTTTTATAAAATTTTTAATATCTATTATATTTTTATCATGATCATCCTCTCGTAATACTTTATTTAATTTTTCTTGTGATCTTATTTCGTCTTTAATCGAATAAATAAAATTTTCAGTTGATGATTGTGAATATGTACCAATTTGGTCTAATATATTGGTATTATTGGAATCAAAATTACTCATATATTATTGTATAGATTTTTTATATTCGTTGACAAACCACTTTTCACTTAATATTATTAATACTTTGAAATATCTCCATACAGCATTTTTAGTTTTTTTTCCCATATCAATCCAAATATCTTTTAAATTTAATGCATATTCAATTGGTATATAATTTTGATCTTTGACATTTTCATGAGTGTAAATTTCCTCGATATTATTATTGTTTGATTTAGAAGTGAAATATGTATCATCTTCTGATAAAATTTCTTTTCTAAACGGATAAATAAATTCTATATATTTTTCTATTATTAATTTTGGATTAACTGACCTTAAAATTTCTAATTTTTGATTAAATATAGTGAATCTTTTATTTTCAGGATAAAGATAAATCAATTCCGTCATAAAATCAGATAATTGATTATTGAATTGTGTTAATATACTCATTATTATATAATTTGTATTATTTTTTTAAGTATATTATCTACGATTTATTTGCTGTGAAACTTCCATATTTCTTTGTGCAATTAATTGTTCTAACTGATTACTTGTATCTGATTTTATAGATGTTAAATCATTTTTATCTGGAGTTACCATATTATTTTCATTTGATTTTGTGTAACCGCTGCTTTTATCAATAAATTGATAGCAATGGGACATTGGTCTTGAATCATCCAATGTCGAAAAAGCATCCGACATTGAACTACTATTCATTGTGATTGGATCATATGATTCGATCCCTTGATTCAACCCCGCCTGTGTCGAAATAAATGACTTGTTATTTGTAACAATTTTATTCTTTTTCAATTCCAACCATTCAAAAACTTCTGACCCCTGCAATGTATTAAATTTTTGTTCTGATTTAATTATAAGTGCAGGAACAACTGTTATATTAGACGGAATAACAACACCAGGATCATCTATACATTGTTTATAAACTCTTTTATATAATTCTTGATCCTTATACATATTTTTAATCAAATTCTGACTATGTATACATTGTTTACTATAAAGCAATATATATTGTTCACTCATATATATATTATAAACGAAACGTTTTTCAACTATAAACGAATTATAATAATTATAAAAAAAAATGATTTAAATAATATAAATTATTATTATAAATTAAGCATGAGTTCTAAATATTTCTCTAATATAATTGAAAAAAAACAAATACTAAGGTTTACACTTAGCAATAATAATATTCCAATTGCAATGGCTAATGCGATTAGAAGAGTTGCAATGGCAGAAATTCCTATTATAGCCGCTGATCGTAATAACATTAATATAATTACAAATACTTCAATTTTACATTCAGATTTTTTAAAAGACAGAATTAAATTAATTCCAATTAAAAATTCAACGACTGTTAAAAATAATTATGAAAATTATTTAATCAAATTAAATGTTATTAATGAATCACTTGATATGAAAGATGTTTTTGTTGATGAATTTGAAATATTTCTTAATGAATCCAAAATCAATAATAAAGAATTATTTAGTAGTACTAACATTTTATTTGCAAAATTAAAACCAAATAATCAAATAATTTTTGAATTTAAATTAACTAAAAATATTTCAAAAAAAGGAGGGCCGCAATTTAATCCAACGGCTTGCTCGGTTTATACTTTTGCAAAAGATGAAGATAAAATTAAAAAAGAATTTAAAAAATGTCTAACAGATGATGAAAAAAGAGAATTTAATACTTTAAAAGCCGATAGATTTTATAAAAAAAATAAAAATGATGAACCCCAAGCATATAACTTTATGATTGAATCAGTTGGTTATCTTGATTCAAAAGAAATTATTAAAGAATCCTTCAATGTTCTTGAAAAAAAACTAAACTTTCTTAAATCAGAACTTAATGCCAATGAATCAAGTAAAATAAAAGAAAAAATTTCAGATAATCTTATGGATGCAAAAGATTTTATAATTATTGATGAAGATGATACATTAGGTAATTTAATCGCTTATTATTTATATAAAAATAAAAAACAAGTCGAATATGCGGGTTATTTAATCCCGCACCCCCTTGATAATAAATTAATTATCAGATTAAAAACAAAAGGTGATGAAAAAAAAGAATTCAACAAAGAAATTGATAATATTGTTGGTATTATCAATGATTTGAAAAAAGAATGGAAGTAAATTATTTTTTATTTTTATGTATATATAATCCTAATACTGTCCCCAAAAATAAAATAACTGGAATTTTAAAAAAAGTATTAAATATAGTAAATAATACATAAACTATTATTATTGAAAATAATATAGTGAACATCAGGCTGTTGTTTTTAATAAATTTATTATAAAATAGGTCAAAATTTCTTTTTAATTTTGCAACTTTTATTGCACTATCTTTACTTTTTAATATATCCATATATATATATTAAAATCAACAAATTAAAATTAAATAAATCCCGTCTCTTCTAAAAATTCTCTATAATCTCCTAATTTATTTGATTTTATATAACATATCAATAATTTAGTTGGAATTTTTCCATTCAATACCTGTTTTTTAAAATTTACAAAATCTTTTTTACATATCAAATCAGCTAGTATAAATTCATTTTCAATTGAAATATTTTTATTCGCTAACCTGATACCCCTATTGGATTTATTGTTCCTCAAATAATCGAGCGGTTCCAAACCCTTGAAATTTTTAGAATTAACCGGATTTAATGAATATATTTCATCTATAAATTTTTTATGATTGCATGCCCAATGCAATGGTGTATTACCATTTTCATCAATATCATTAATTATTGATTTATCAATATCAATAGTATAATTAAATAACTTTCTGTTATTTTTTGCAATCGCATATCTAATCATGTATCCAAGAGTTAATTTAGATAAAACTATTTTTTTTCTACAAAATGGACAATTTTTATTTGTTAGCAATAATTTTAATAAGCACCTACTACAAAATCTATGAGTACACTTTAATATAATCTTTTCTTGTTTGTTATTGTAAGTTTCATAGCAAATATTACACTGCATATTAGTTATCTTTTATTAAAATCTAATATTTTTTTTTATCAGTTTTTATTAAATTATTTATAACATTATTGTATTGTTATTGTGTAAATGTATATAGCATCAGGCTATGGCAAAGATTCTAATATCCTGTGATGACAATAGAAATTCAAAAAAATCTATTGTTATTATTTTTTTATATTTCCGATAAAACTATTTGGATATTAAATATTCACATATAAATATATTTGATTATTATATAATATAACAAATAATGACTACTATATCAAAATCCGCTTTTATCACGGCGGCTAAAAACAACAATGCCAAGATTATTCAAGATTATATAAGTACCGGCGCATACATCAATGTCAAGGATGAAGAAGGAGAAACAGCATTACATTGGGCATCTATCAAAGGCAATACTGAGTGTGTAAAATTCCTAATTGAAGCTGGTGCGAATATCAATCTTCAAGATAATGATGACCACACTGCACTGCATTGGGCATCTATCAAAGGCTGCACCAAGTGTGTCAAACTCCTAATTGATGCAGGGGCAAACGTCAATCTTCAAGATGAAAATGATCGCACAGCACTGCATTGGGCATCTATCAAAAGTAACAATGAGTGTGTCAAACTCCTAATCGAGGCTGGCACGGTTATTAATCTTCAAGATGATAATGACCATACGGCATTACACTGGGCATCTATCAAAGGCAATACCGGGTGTATAAAACTCCTAATTAGGGCTTGTGTGAATCTAAATGTTCGAGACAATCTCGGCGACACGGCACTACATTGGGCATCTGTCAAAGGCAACACTGAGTGTGTTAAACTCCTAATTAGAGCTGGTGCAGACATCAATGTTCAGACAAAAAATGGCTACACAGCATTATATTATGCGTCTCAAGAAAGTAACGCGGAGTGTGTCGCATTCCTTATTAGAGCTGGCGCAAAACTAAATGTACAGGACAAACTGGGCTACACAGCATTACATTGGGCATCTATCAAAGGCAACACTGAGTGTGTAAAACTCCTAATCGAGGCTAGTACAGAACCTAATGTGCAGGACAAATGGGACTTCATGGCACTCCGTTCCGTGGCTGAAGAAGGTGATACAGAGTGTATCAAACTCTTAATTGATGCCGGTGCAGATCTCAATATACAAGACAAAATGGGTTATACGACGCTGCATTGGGCATCTATCAAAGACAATGATGAGTGTGCAACACTCCTCATTATAGCTGGAGCGGACCTAAATGTTCAGGACCAACTTGGTGATACAGCACTCCATTGTGCATCTATACAAGGACATACTAAGTGTATCAAACTCCTAATTGATGCCGGTGCGAATTTCAATATACAAACAAAAGATGGCTGCACAGCACTGTATTGTGCATCTCAAGAAGGAAATATGATGTGTGTCAAACTCCTCATTGGGGGCGGTGCGGACCTCAAAGTTCAAACAAAAGATGGCTACACGGCACTACATCAGGCATCCAGAAATGGACACAGTGAATGTATTAATCTCCTCGTCGATGCTGGAGCGGACCTCAATGTGCAGGATGATAATGGACACACAGCACTCCACCAGGCATCTATCAAAGGCAGGGCCGAGTGCGTAAAACTTCTCATCGAGTCCGGTGCAGATCTCAATGTGCGGGACAAAACATACTGCACAGCACTCCATTATGCAATGTTCGAAGGTAATACTGAGTGTATCAAATTTCTAAAAAGCGCAACGATAACAAAAATCCAATCAATAATACGCATGTATCTAAAGCGTATAAACTACTTGGAAATATTAAGTCTAAAACCAGGTGGTAATCTTTATTTTGAATTAAAAAATGAGTTTGAAAGTTTGAAAAAAGACAAGAATTCTAATGGCCTTTTATGAAAAATCTTTATATGTTTAGCAAATAATACCATCTGTTATTATAAATTTATAATTTTTAATTTATTATCTCGCATATAAATAAAATTTGATTATTATAAATCTTAAAAACAATAAAATAATATAATAAATAATGACTACTATATCAAAATCTTCTTTTATCACGGCGGCTAAAAACAACAATGCCAAGATTATTCAAGATTATATAAGTACCGGCGCATACATCAATGTCAAGGATGAAGAAGGAGAAACAGCACTTCATTGGGCATCCTATAAAGGACATACCGAGTGTGTCAGGCTCCTAATTGATACAGGAGCAAACTTCAATGTTAAGAATAAATCTGGATACACAGCACTTCATTGGGCATCATATAAAGAACATACCGAGTGTGTCAGGCTCCTAATTGAGGCCGGGGCTGACCTGAATGTGCAGGACAAAATGGGCTACACAGCACTCCATCAAGCATCTATCAAAGACAAGACTGAGTGTGTCAAACTCCTCATCGGGGCTGGATCGGACCTCAATGTTAAGAATAAATATGGACACACAGCACTCCATTGGGCATCCTATAAAGGACATGCTGAATGTGTTAACCTCCTGGTTGGTGCTGGAGCGGA